GGCAAAGATAGACATGTCAACCACTGTGACTTTTCTAACTGGACTTCTAGAGATGAAAAGAACAATGGGTCTTGAACTGGACGACATCATGATGCGTGATGAGCATCTGGGTATGACCGCTGATGGAAGAGTGGTTGTTCTGGACTACGGCTTCACAGAGGAGATTGGAGTCAAACATTACTTGACTGAGGGTGGTCTTGGTGGACACATGTCTCACCTCCAGGATAACCTGGACCTTACCTTTGCTGAGATCAAGGATATCTTCCGAACTCTGGCCTCAAGGAAAAATGTCATTCCGGTTACGGAAAAGATTGACGGTCAGAACGTTTTCTTCACCTATGACGTGTCCAAGGGTCAGGTAAAGTTTGCCCGAAACAAGAGCCATCTCAAGACTGGTGGAATTGGTCGTGAGGAAATTGTTGCCAAGTGGGCTGCACTTCCAAAGGTACAGACTGCCTACTTGGAGGCCTATGACGTTTTGCAGGCTAGCATCTCGCATCTGAATAAGAATGTTCTGTCAAAACTGTTTGGTCCAAATGGTAATGTGTGGTTTTCTGCTGAGGTGACAAGCTCTGCAAACCCTAACGTGATCAACTACGATGGCGACCATCTCGTTATCCATGATTCGGCTTTGTCCGTTAACCAGAACGGAGAGGCTGTTCAGATGCAGAACCCTGAGATTTTCAACTCCCTGATTAGTTTGATTGGAAATACCAAGACGCAAATTGCCCAGAAGAACTGGCAAATTCATGGTCCAAAGGTTAGACAGCTTCTGGGCGTGAAGGATGTAAAGGCCTTTGCAGAGGGTTTTCAGGCCCTAAACTTCGTACAGGGCAAGTATGGTCTCAGCAACAATTCAACCCTCAGAGACCTGGTGGAATCAGCCCTTGCCTCAAGTCTTCCTCAAATTGGTGAATGGCCAGAAGAAGCCCGAAAAGCCTTGGCTGCCATTGATGGAAAGACGAGCGAACGTAAGCAAGCGATTCTAGTTGCTCTAGAGGCTGCAAGGATTTCTCTTGGTAACACTCCTCTTGAACAAAATACTGCTGTCAAGGAGCTCCTTGCAAAGGCCGACTTGATTGGCAAAAGAGCAATCGAGGATGTGGTGATGGGAATCAACCTCCTGACCCTTCAGGTTCTTAACGACCTACACAGCATTCTTCTTTTGGAGCCCAAGAAAGAAACACAGAGGCTTGCTCAGGAGTTGGATAACATCAAGGACCAGTTGGATTCCGGTGCACTCAACCCTGAAATGTCGGCAAAACTTGCCGCAAACCTCGCAAAGATGGCTCAGACCGGTGAGCTTAAGAATGCCATCGAGGGCGTGGTCTTTCAATGGAAGGGAAATACCTATAAGTTGACCTATCCATTCAGTGCCCTCAACCAGATTTTGGGCATTTTCAGATACGGCAAGTAAGCCCATTCCTTCAGGATTCCTTTGAGTTTCTTGAAAAATGGGTTAGTCTATATCTATCTCTGTTATGAGCCGTATCGTCACTACAGCTACTCGTAGGATTGGAAGAGCAGGATCCTCAATCGAGGGCCATGTAAGGCAACTTGCAACCCAAGGGGAATCCCCGTCCCTTCAAAGAGCAGTGGTTGTGGACGTAATCATGGACACCTCCCTTCTTTCGGAGGAATACCTGGACGACCTTGCCAATCTTGTCAACAACCCAGAGCTTATTGACATAATGCCGGTCGGCTCCATCATCGGGCGTATCGTAAGCAACCAGGGTGGCGTTGGTCCGAGCACCCATGCCGTCTTTTTCCCCATGTTCTCCTCGCATTTCATGCTCCCGGTTCAACCTGGGGAGCAGGTGTTTGTTATCTATGAGGACTACAGCGGTACCGGTGCAAAGGTTGGCTACTGGCTTACCAGAATCCACAGCGAGCAGACGGTCGAGGACGCCAACTTCACCCACTATGACAGGAGATTTGACCCGACCTCAAATCCGGCCCACTACACAACCAAGCAGGTTTCAGATAGAAACACAAGCCCACCCGCAGTCGGGTTTCAGAACGGTGGGAATACCGCTGACACGTTTACTCTCCAGCCTAGCGGAACCATTGACACAAATCCCTATCAGGTCATTGCGGACACTAGCGTCTCTGCTAGGTACATTACCCCGGAGCCAGTTCCAAGATGGAAGAAAAGACCTCAGGAGTTTGTTCTCCAGGGTTCCAACAATGCCATTATCGTTCTGGGAGAGGACCGCAATGGTCCTATCTCCGGGTCGATCCAGGATACCCCTGTGGATATCCAGAGATCGTCTCCAACGGCCCCAAGACAGGCCGCCGCCGTTCAAATCATCGCAGGTAGGGGTCGCTACTTTCCAGAGCCAGGAAACAACCCCCGTGAGGGCTCGCAGAGCACAAATCCCCCGCAGGACAAGAGCACCAGCCCCCTGGTAACAACCAACACCCGAAACTTCCGAGAGACGGACAAAAATCCTTTCAGAAGCTCAAGGGAAGGCCAGGCCAACCCAAGAGAAGGTGACCCCGATCACAGACATGATGCCGCAAAGGTCTATGTGGTTCAGCAAAGCCGGGCCGATGAGAACTTTCGCTTGGTTCTTGCCAATGGTAATGAGGGTCAGGAATACCCAGATCAGGCCCTTCCAAACGTCCAGCCAGAGGAAAATGGGGTTTTTGGAAGGAGTTACGTTGTTTCCAAGGCCGATCACATCAGAGTGGTCGCCAGAAGGGACACGGACTCTAACATTGATGGCACAATCCTAATCGTTAGAGAGGGCGTTAGGGACACCGCACAGAGAGGCGGAACTCCGAGTACCGCAGCCACTGCCTCAGACGCAGAGACTTCCAACGGCACCCTGGCTTATCTCTACATCGACAAGGATGCAGACATGCAGCTTGAGGCTCACAGGATTATCCTTGGACGAGGAGAGGACGAGAAGGAGCCCTACATCAGATTCACCTACTACAAGGCACAGATCGAGGAACTCAAGACACAGATAAAGGCCCTTGCTGATGAGGTAAAGAGAATCGCTGACAGCCACCACCTGGCTTTCACCTCAGCCACAGCTATTCCATATTCTCCAATCACTCAGCTTGTGGTAACGGCCCAAACGGAACGGCCTCAGGTTGCAGCCAACATTCAGGCAATCAAGCAGAAGGTTGACACGGTTCGCCCCGACGACGCCAAGTCCAAGAAAATTTTCGGTCAATGACCTTTCGCCAGGAAACCAACCATGACAAGACAGAAACTCAGAAATGACATCAAGCAGGCCCTTGTTAACACATGGCTAAATGCTGGCTCGACTCTAACCACCGAGCAGAGAACCCTGGCCGAACAACAAATCCAAAGGCTGGCAGATGGTGTTGCAGATGCTGTGGATAGCTACGTTGCAGAGGAACTGGGGCGGCTCAAGAGCTTTTTGGAACAACCGGGTGCCTACACTGGGCACTTTAGGCCCGACTACATATTTGATGCCGAGGACCCAAGACTACTTGGTGGCCGAGAGGCCATTCCAGAACAGATTGTCACGATCGACCCGGCCGCAATCAGACGCTACACTCCCTCAAGTGGCTGATAATTACCAAGACTGAACCGTGGCAAACAAAAACACAATGCTCTCATTCAAGGACGTTGGCACCAAGGGTGCCAGCCGCAATGCCTTGCGTACCATTCGCCCGGATCCTTTGCCAATTGGTATTAAGACGCCCTTGGAATTGGATGAAAATGGGCGGGGCCTGTTTGTAATGCACTACTCCCTCAGGGAACAGCTTGCGGACAATCTCAGAAATCTGGTGCTTTCCAATCACGGAGAAAGGTTGGGCATGTATGACTTCGGTGCTAACCTAAGGCCGCTGCTCACGGAGTGGTCCAACAAGGAAGACTTCGACAAAGAGGCCATGAGACGAATTTCCTCGGCCGTGTCAAAGTACATGTCCTTTGTCAACCTCATTGGCTACGAGTCCAAGCCAAACTACGTTGACAACCTCTACACGGGCGTCGTGGTCCTGACCCTCATGTATGGCATCCCAGCACTAAATCTAACAGAGGAGATGCTGGAAATCACCCTGTTCGTTATTTAGCTTTGTATCTCTTACCACCCTAGGATTTCTCGTGACAATAGACAGCAAAACCCAGATTCTGAAAACCATCAGGGAGCGAAAGTACCTTAACAAGGATTTTGACGCTCTCCGTGCTGATTTGCTTGAGTATGCACGAACCTATTTTCCTGATGCCATCAAGGACTTTTCTGAGGCAGGTCTGGGTGGCCTTCTAATGGACATGGCGGCCTATGTTGGCGACGTTCAGTCCTTCTATCTCGATCACCAGTTCCAGGAAAACTTCCCAGATTCCTCAACCGAAACCAATAACATCGAGCGCCACCTCAAGAAGGCAGGCGTTCCAATTGTTGGTGCTGCACCTGCGGTGGTTGACTGTGCCTTCTATGTCAAGGTTCCAGCCTCTGGCTCCAATCCTCCCCTTCCAGACACCTCGGCTCTTCCAATAATCCACGAGGGATCTGTGGCTCGTGCCCAGAATGGTACTCAGTTTGAGCTTACAGAGACCCTGGACTTCACTCGTACAAAGGAAAACGGTGACCTAGAGGCCACGATTGCAATCGGCAACCGAGACCAAAACAATAACCCAACCAACTTCATCCTTTCTCTTG